AACTGTAGATATGTCGTAGCCATTAATATTCCTTATATATCTTGTATACTATGGTATCACACTTTAAAGTAAATGTCAATAGTTTTATTACTTTTTCTTACGCTTTTTAGCTTGCTCAGCCTCGCTCATGGCAATTGCAATAGCCTGTTTACGGGATTTCACCACAGGGCCACCCTTACCACTGTGGAGAGTACCTTCTTTGTACTCACCCATAACTTTCTTCATCTTGTTCTTAGCTGTTCTCTGACCACGTGTAGGCATATTCATAATTACTTAACTCCATGAAATCTGTTGTCTAATGCTAACCAAATAGCTCCGAAGAAAGCACCTATAATAATAATAGGCTTTACAGCTTTAGCGATCCACTCAAGGACTTGGAAAGCCCCTTGAGCTGCATTGAAGGCTTTAACAACCTCTTGTGTATTCTTCTCTATGTTATCCACCTTAGCCTCTACAGCCATTAGTCGATCATAGATGTGTTCATGTGTTACTTCGCTCATGGTTGCTCAGGCCACTCAATAGTCCAAGGAAAGCCCTCCTGCGCTGTAATATCACGCAATGCTTGACGATATGTAGCCCATACTGTCTTATCAACAGGTGCGTCCAGCAAAGCGTCAGCTACTTGAGTCCAATCACACTCAGCTAACTTAGCATCACGAGTAGCACGAACATTCTTAGCCTGTTCAGCATCTTTGGCGGTAATGGCTTCAGCATCCATATCTGAAACGCTGTGCTTGGTATACCACTTACCATCAATTTGTTCAACACCATCAGCAAAAGCTACTTGATAGCGAGTAGGGCTTGCTTGTTGGCCTTCAAAGACTACATCAGCACCCAAAGCCTCCAATACTTCAGTTGTTGTTGTTTCCCATGATGGGCCACCATTTGCTTTTTGATATGCACGAAATTCACTCTCGTACATTACTGTGCCTGTTTCACGAATTCTGATTTGCATTTTAATTACCTCAAGCAATTGCTAAAAATATGTATGTTCCACCACTTGCATTGATGGCTGCTGGTGCAGAAGATGTAACCTCAAACCCTGCGCTATATGTATTTAGATAGTCAGTATTGGTTACTTGAGCGGCTATAGTATTCAAAAGCAAGTAAGGGTCATTCCCTGAAGTAATACCACGAGAAGAATCCCATACATACCAAGCACCTCCTAAGTCTGTTCTTTTTATAAGAACAAACCTTGCACCACCAGTGAATCCACAATCAATTTGTAGGGTTGTACCTGTGCCTGTATATGTTCCAAATTTTGAAACACCTGCACAAGTTGCAAATAGGTAGGCTACATAATTTGAACCTGATGCGTTTACATCATTAACATTAGATGCACCATCACCACCATATGTTGCAAATTGTGTTGAATCCCAACCAAATGCTGTACCTCCATCTGTATTTGTAGGATAAGTGCTTGCTGCAGTAGTATTTAAAATTAAATATTTCCCTGCACCAGCAGCCGTCCAATATCCTACTGCGTCACGCCTTTTAACAATGACAAATTCTGGAGTGACACCTAAGTTGTGATAAATAAGGTTATAACCAGTACTTCCATTTCCAGCATAGCAAACCTCATCAAAGAAGTTAGGTGCTCGTTTAAAAAGCCAACCAATTCTGTCAGTACGGTCAGCAGATGTATCGGCAGTTACCCCAATATGATTGTCAAGTTTAAATCCACCTGCATTTACTTGAGCAGAAGTAGAAGACGTTTGCAAATAATAGTCTTGACCACGCAAGCGGTCATATGTATATCCAGTTGTCCCTGATGTCTTTCCCTTTTGGATAAACATATCAACAGGAAAGTTAGTTGTCCAAACTGGGTTTGTATTATTTGAGCCAGAAGAAACTGAAAACACACTTGTTCCAGTCGTCGGCACTTTCATCGGGCCTCTACGAATTGCTATGTAGATGAATGTTTGCGATGCGTAATGTCCTTTAACATCAAACCCCGTTGCAGTTGGAACAATAAATCCAGCGCCAGCAAGTGCTTCTGAACCACTAAGATTTGCGTATAGCAAAGCATCATTTGTTTGCGACATTTGACGCATTACATCTGACATATACCAGTCACCAGTTCTGGTTGTAACTTTGTCCATTACCCATTGAGGCTCCCATCCAAGGTTAACAGTTGCATTTCCAGAGCCATCAGTCGTGTAAGTTCCACACGAAATCACATTGTCTGTACCAGTCAGACCAAAGCCTCCTGCATCACTTGCAAACAGATACGCAACATAAGTGCTTCCATTAACATTTGCGGTAACGCCAAAAGCATCCCAAATATCAAATGTAGTTGGTGAACCTCCAGAATACACACCAGTACTATTTTCAGCAGCGGTTGAATTCAGTTGTAGATAATTTCCTGCGTAAGCGTGCCATACCCACCAATCTGAAGTTGAGTTTGTACGCTTAATAATTACGCAGTTTGGGTAAGCGTTAAGACTATGACTGAGAGTTCGGCTTGATGCACCGTTCCCAGTCCAAGTCACAACATCAAAGAACTTTGGTTGTTTGCGGAATGTCCATGAACACATAGACCCATTGTTTGCAAGTCCAGTATTGTCATTGATGCTAAAGCCGTTTGCATTAAAACTTGTAATATCAGATGCAACACCACCCCAACCAGAAGTGCTGTTTGAAGTTAAAAACTTTCCAGCTCCTTGAACAGTATCTACTAATTCATGAACAAAAGGACTTCCAGAATCTCTGCGTTTAAACCAGACAAGGCCTCCTTTACCAGCTAAATCAATTCCATTTGTAATTGTTTGACTTGATGGGCCATTGCCTGTATAGAGGTATGTGCTGAACACATCCTCGATGTAGTTAGTAACAGCAGGAACACCACCGCCAAAGGCATCGTAAGAAGCTGCACCGCTTGTTGCTTGTAATGGCATAAAATTAAGCCTTAAATTGTGTGTTGCTTGCCAAGACTGTAAATGTTGCGCTACCTGTCTTGATAATCAAATAACGATAAGAATCAATACCACTAGCATTACCAGCAGTAGGTGCACCGCCAAGCCATCTTGTAGTCACTCCTGATGTAGTACCATCAACTTGCACAGCAGAATTGTAGTAAGCAGTAGAGCCTTGAGTAACCAAGAAAGCAACAGTCATTGATTGACCAGTACTCATCAATGTATTCAATGATGTACCGCTAGAGCCTCTGAAGTTAACTGTCCAGTTAGCACTTGCGTTACTTGTGTAGTACAAGACAGACTGAGTTGTAATGTCGTAGTTAATTGTGCCTGTAGCTGCTGTTGCAGATACTGTCGCTACTTCTGCTGCATCGTTTAAAACTGCACCAATAGTAGAAGATGAACCTGAGAAAGTTTGAGTAGCTGTAAATGTTTGTGCAGAGTTGGTAACTGCTGTATTAGCATTATAAGCCTGTACATCAGTACCAATAGCCAATCCAAGGAATGAACGAGCAGCAGAACCACCAGCACCCAATGTAGTCAAATCAGCATCGTATGCTTGCACATTAGTACCAATTGCCAAACCTAAGTTAGTACGAGCTGTTGAAGCACTAGATACATCTGACAAGTTATTAGTGTTAACTAAGAAACCACCAGAAGTAAACGCTGCGCTAGTCCATGTTGAACCTGACCACACGAACAAGTTATTAGTGGATGTATTCCAATACAAAGCACCAGTCAGCAAAGCGTTACCATCATTGTCAACTGATGGAGCTGATGTTTTAGAGCCTAAGTAGCGATCATCGAAGCTATCATAGGATGCTGCAGCTGCTGAGGCACTTGCGGAAGCATTAGATGCACTTGTAGAAGCTGCTGAGGCTGAGTTACTTGCATTGGTTGCTGATGTAGCTGCTGCTGAGGCTGACGTAGCTGCAGATGTAGCACTGCCGAGGATGCTGTCAACGTAAGTCTTAGTTGTTAGGTCACTATCAGCTGAAGGTGTAGCTGTAGATGTAACTTTATTAGATCCCATGACAATGTTACCTGTCATAGTTCCACCTGCCAAGGCTAACTTAGCATCACCAACAGTGTCTACATAGCCTTTAGTAGCTGCGTCTGTACTGCTAGAAGGTGTACCTAAGCCAGTCACCTTGTTAGTACCCATAGCAATGTTGCCAGACATAGTGCCACCAGCCAAGGGAAGCTTAGCTGCAATACTATTAGTTACAGTTGTGGAGAATGAAGCATCATCATTCAAAGCTGCTGCAAGCTCATTCAAGGTATCCAAGGCTGCTGGAGCACCATCGACAACAGCTGCAACGGCTGAGTCAACATAAGCCTTGTTAGCTGCATCACCTGAGTTAGTAGGGTTTGGCAGGTTAGTAATGGTAGCTGAAGATGCAGCATCCATGTCCAATGTACCGTTAATGGTTACATTGTTAAAGGTTGAACTACCTGAGGATGCTGTAACGTTACCTGTTAAGTTACCTGTGACATTACCTGTGACGTTACCTGTCACATTACCTGTTACGTTACCAGTCACAGCACCTGTCAAAGCACCTACAAAGCCTGTGTTAGCTGTAACTGTAGTGCCTGTAACTGCTGCAGCTGTGGTAGCACCAATAGGTGTGTTGTTAATAGTGCCGCCAGTGATAGCGACACCAGCTGATGTACCACCTGTAATAGCAGCTGCTGAAGCCTCTTGATTACCTAGAGAGCCTACCAACTTAACAACTGTACCTGAATTGTCTTTGGTGTACAGCTTTTTATCGGTAACGTTAACAGCTAACTCACCCTTAGTTAGATCCCCTGACGCAGGTGTAGCAGATGATGTACTGCTATTCTTTGTAATGATCGTAGTCATTTATACTCCAAGTATTTATTTATAAGCTGCTAAGACTTCATCTAATGTAAGACCAGATTTAGGTGCAAACATACTATAAGCAGTTTGAACATCTGTAGGACTCACACCATACTGCTTCATTTGAGCTGCTGCCTCAGCTGCTGAGATACCTGACTGAGCTGCGTTGGCAATGTTTTTATAGTATTGATCTAAACCCATGTCTTGAATAATTGCATACTCTTTAGCTGCTGAAGCATTCTGTTCAGTCAATGCTCGTGCAACGTCAGCATCTGAGATACTGTACTTAGCTTGTTCAGCTTGAATCTGTGCGTTAGTAGCTGCTGGGTTCTTAGCAAGCCAGTCTACAATGTTCTGGTTAACGTCTGACAAACCCATTCCGTGTGTCAAAGCGTATTTAGTAGCGTCTGAGAAAGTACTCTCACCTAAGGCAGTCTGTACATCCACATCACTAACACCTAGCTCAGACTTGATTTTATTAATATCAGCCAAGGAAGCATTAGGATTGTCTAAAATCCACTGATTGATGTTGTTCAGGTACTGCATAGGTGTCATACCACCTTGATTAGTAGCCCACTGATAAGCTGTAGAACCTAGATTAACAGGTGTTGTAGTTGTTGGGGGAACTACTGGAGGTTTAACTACTGGAGGAGTTACAGGCTTTACACCACCTGTCATGTCACCAAACAAACTACCTGTGACAGAAGCTCCGGGATTAAACTCAGTTGAGTACCACTGCTGCAAAGGAGTTGCAACATCACGAGGAACTCCGGGCATCAAGCTATTGTAGTTGCTTTGTAGTTGACTGAAGTACTCAGGAGAGTAACCACCTGCACCGCCACCTGAGTATGTAATAGGAGTTGCTGTAGCTGTGTTATTGCCACCTATGTTGGAAATAGCGTTAGTAGCGCCTAAGAGTCCTGCTACGTTAATACCAGCTTTAGCTAAGTTAGCAATCTGTGTAGGTGTTAGACTTGAAAGTGCACTAGCTCCTGCACCAGCCGTGGCTGCACCTGCTAAAGCTTCAGCTCCTGCAGTTCCACCAACACCTCCTAAAGCCATGTCAGCAGAAGCAAGTTCTGAAGCTGTCAAGCCAGCAGCTCCACCGCCACCTAGTAAACCAGCATAACCAGCACCGCCTAAAGCTGCTAGAACTACAGGATCTTTAAAAGCATCTACTAAACCACCAAAGAATGATTGATCTTTTTTAGTTACACCTTGTTGTACAAAAGCACCTGTAGGGCTATATTCATAGTAAGGCTGACCTGCTTGATTAATTCCTGTAGAGCCATAAATACTTTGTAGTGGGCCTTCTTGCATAGACTCACCTGAACCTTGATCAGCCCAGTTACCGCCATAAAGAGTACCACCGATATTGACAGTATTGCCACGACCTGCAGCAATAATCTGCTGTATCTGCTCAGGTGTTAATGCTTGAGGAGTAGCCATGATAATTATTCGCCTTTTCTGTATAGCTCAAACGTTGCTACGATTGACATCGATGCTCCAGATTCTGAAAGTGCTGATATATAATCACCCTCTTCCATAACAAAGCATTGACTATTAGTTAATAAATCTAAAGTTGTTCTAGCTGATAGTACTTGTTCTGAAACAACTACAATATTTGTAGATGTAGAAGCTCTATGCCAATTAAAACTTATATGCTTACTTGGCGATGTATTAGCAGTGTGCAATAAAATACATTTAGCGTAAT